TCAGACGTCGCGGCGGTAGCGCCGTACGGCGGCCATGAACCGCTCCGGGTCGACCAGCGACTTGTCGATGACCACCGGCCCCAGGCTGCGGCGGTGGATCACGAACGACCAGTCCCGGCGTCCCGGCGTGCCGTTCTCCTCCACGTCGAGCTGCACGTTGGTGAGGTCGAAGCTGAACGAGCTGGAGCCGCGCTGGACGCGGAGGATCCCCCGGTCGATCGTCACCCTGGCCGAGCCGGAGCCGGCGCGCACCGCCCAGACGACGAGGGTGAGGACACCCGCGACACCGGCGAGCGCGATGTCGGTGGTGGCCCGCGAGTCGTACGCCGCCCACCCGAGGCCGGCCGTGACGACGATGCCGGCCAGCACGAGCAGGCTCAGCGTGACCTGGCCGATGCGGGACGACCCGAACTCGACCGTCGTGGGCGCCTCGTCGACCGCTGGTGCGGCGGACACGCGTCGGCTCCGCGTCCCGGCGCCGGCCGGAGCCGCGGGCTGCGCGGCGGAGCCGGGCACGTCGGTCGCCGGGGGAGCGACCACTGGGTCCTCGTCGACGTCCACGGCCGCCGCCGCGCGCTGCTGCTCCAGGCTGCGCGCCGCGGCCACGAGCGGAGACGCCGCCGCCGTGGGTGAGAGGTCGGGGGCGGGCGGGGCCGGCTCGGGTGCGGGAGCCGGTGCGGGAGCCGGTGCGGGAGCCGATGCGGGAGCCGGTGCGGGAGCCGGTGCGACGGTCGGGGCGTTCTCGGCGGCGCGGGCCTCGTGGAAGGCGGCGAACACCGACTGCTCCAGGGCACGTGCGGGGGCCACCGTGGGCGCGGCCGGGGCGGCGGGCTCGGCCGCCGGGGAGACCAGGTCGCGGTCGACGGCGGACGGCATGGCGGCGCTGCCGGCGGCGCGGCCGGTGAGCGGCGGACCCTCGGCGCGGTGCGCGGGCTGGTCCCCGGCGGCGTCGGACGCGGTGTCGGAGCCGCGGTTGGTCAACCAGCGGTCCAGGAGGTCGGCCGGTGCCGGCCCGCCGTCGTCCCGTGGGGTGCTCATGACTCCCAAACTACGCTTTGCCGACGCCGTTACGGGCCGTTTCCGGGCCTGTCGGCCTCGTGGAGCAGACCGCTCCACGAGGGCTCGTGAGACCGGGCTCACGGGTTTCCGCGTTCGGCCGACGGCCTCACCACCGCGGTGGCAGACTGCGAGGTGTCGGGGGTGGAGACCCGAGACTCCACCCCCGATCCCGCAGGCCCCGCGTCGCAGTCCCCCGTCGACGCGGGGCCTGCCCGATTTCTCATGAGTAGGCCCTGTGGGACTCGAACCCACAACCAGCGGATTAAAAGGGCGCTGGGGGTCTGCGAGCCGTCCGAAGCCGATGCGAGCGGATCGAGTGTCTGGCCAGGTCAGAACGGGTGCGGTGGGATGTGATGTGCAGTCGATCGAAGCGGCTCGAAATGGCTCGCTGCCCCACGATCTGCCCCACGCCGCGGGGGGCTCAGTCGTCGAAGCCGAGCCGCCGGCGCGCTGAGCGCTGCTTCTGCCGGGCGTCGCGGAGACGGCGTAGTCGGCGCACCAGGAGCGGGTCGTGCTCGAGCGCCTCGGGCCGGTCGATGAGGGCGGTGACGACCTGGTAGTAGCGGACCGCGCTCATGTCGAACTCGGCCCGGATCGCCTCCTCCTTCGCGCCGACGTACTTCCACCACTTGCGCTCGAACTCGAGGATCGCGACGTCGCGCTCGTCGAGCGCTGTGGTCGGGTCGGCATGGGGCATGCCCGCGAGGGTGCCACCGGCCACCGACAGGAACAGTGGGGGCGAACGCAGGACGGCGGACCGGCGACCGTCGTAGCGTGGGCTCGGCGAAGAGTACGAACATCAGGGAGATGAGATGGGTCTGTCGGAGTGGTCTGAGCAGCACAGGCACGACGCGGGGTTCGGCCAGTACCGGATCGTTGGCGACAAGCTGAAGCGTGGGTTCACGTCCTGGCCGATTGCCGAGTGCGCCGCCCAGGTCGACCTGGGCCAGAACATCCAGCCCCGCATCACTGCCACCCGCGTCCTTCTCACCGGTGTCTTCGCGCTCGCGCTGAAGAAGGGCCGCAACAAGGTGTACCTGGCGATCGAGGTCCCCGGCGACGCGATCCTTGTCGAGCTGAAGGCGAAGGACGAGGGCAAGGCCAGGAAGTTCGCCGCGAAGGTGAACGTCGCCGCCGAGCACGCGAGGGGTCGCACGGTGAGCGCCGGCGATGTGGTTGACGCAGTGGTGATCGAGCAGGTCGAGCAGCCCGCCGCGCTCAGCGCCCCGCCCCCGAGCGTGCCCGCCGGCTGGTACCCCGCAGGTGACGTCCAGCGGTACTGGGACGGCGCCGGGTGGACGAACGAGACGGCTCCCCTCGCGCCGTAGTCGTTCGACCGGGGCTTCGCCCGCCACTCGCCGCGACCAGCGGAAGTGTCCCCGGAGCGCTGATGGAGGTCGTACGACGACACTCAGCGGATATCCACATGTTTCTCCCCAGGATGGGGCAGTGTGTGGATTGCGGATGTTGGACGGTGGCGAACGTGGCGTTTGTGCACCTGACGCACGAGGCGGGTCCCGAGGGGTCGGGGCCCGCCTCGTTTTCTTTTGAGACTGGCGGACACGCCGACGATGAGCGTGCTACCGGGAACTGTCGTTGACGGGCATTACCCTCGCCCTAGCCACGTTCAAGGTTGCTTCCCCAGCAACGGTTCCACTGCCCCGTCAACGAAAGGTCCGGTCTCATGAGACACGAGCCCGCCCGCAACCGTCAGGTCCACCACCATGAGCTTCTGCACGCGATGCACTGACGTCGCACTCGCCCCCTCAGCCGGCCCTGGCAACAGGAGCCGGCTACTGCTGGTTGTGCCCACAGTCATTGCACACAACGCGACCTGCGGCGTAACCCGTGATGTCGCCAGCATGGTTCAGGGTGACCGCGGGAGCACCACCGTCGCGGCCCTCGAGGCGGAACCACTCGCCGGCGCACTCGGTGCACCTGCGCGGGTCGTCGCCCGCGGGCGCGGACCGCCAGTCGCTGAGCGACGTCACATTCTGCACAACCACACCATTCCAGACACCTGCAAGGAGTAAGACAGTGACCCGAGCTCATCGCCCCAAGGGGCCTCGTGGAGCATGGAAGACCGGGCAGCGCGTCCCGGTCAGCGGAGACTGGGCCGACCAGTACGGCCTGATCACCCGACACACGGCTGGAGCTACGTTCCCGCCCTGCCTCGACCGGAAGCCCGGCGAGTGCGCGTTCCGGACCTTGGTGAACCAGCTCGCTGCAACGAGCTGACACCGGTTCTTCTCTCAAGATCAACCTCGAGGGCGTCGACTTCGGTCGGCGCCTTCGGGCATTTAGGTGACGGGCTCCACCACGGTGGACCGTGATGCGCGTGTTCCTCGGCGTTCCCCCGAGAGGCAGGGCGGGATAGCCCCCAGAATGCACCGGGTGGGCAAGTGTGTCCACCACCCACGCCGGTGAGTCGCTCGTCACACCTTGACGCGGAAATGCCCCCGCCCTTCGGTCAGGAGGGCGGGGGCGGGGCGGCCGAGCCGTCGACTATGCGTGCCTCAGGTGCGGGAAACGCTGTCCTTCCTCGGCTCCGGGTTGGCGGCGAGCCCGCGCACCAGGCGGTGGCGGCGGAGGAACGTCTCGACCTGGGGGATCGCCATAATGCGCGCGGCCGCGGCCGCGACGCCCACGATGACGGCCGATGCCCCGAGGAGCACTACACGGACGCCCGCCGGCATCGACTCCCCGGCCTCCTCGAGCACGATGCTGACGACCTCGGGCACGACCAGGCCGAGCACGGGCACGACGGCCAGCGCGGTCTGCACGGCGGTGCGGACCGTCGTACGCCAGGGGCGACGGATCTGGGTGGTGTCGCTGGCGCGGTGCTTGGCCATCACGCGCCCACCTTGTCGATCACGGCGTCGAGCTCGCCTGCGATGCGCTCGAGGTCGGCGCGCACGGACGGGTCGCTGCTCTGCTCGAGCGCGGCGTCGACCTGGGCTCGGAGCGCGACGAGGCTGGCGCCCTGGCCCTCGACCCCCTTCATCAGGTAGCCGATCCAGCGGCTCATGTTGGGGATGGCCTTCGCGACCCCGGCCACCAGGCCGTGGATCTTCTCGACCGCGCCCTGGGTGGTGAGCACCCGGGCGTCGGTGCGCTTCGTCAGGGTCAGGATCTCGTCGAGCTGGTCCTCGTACTTCGACATGTCGTCGTCCTCCTCGGTGGGTGTGTTCTCGAGCTGGGCCTTGGCCCACGTGATGCCCTCGCGCCAGGTGCGGAGCTTGCGCGGCTCGTCGGTCTCGCGGCCGCCGCGGCCGCCCTTGCCGAGGCCGTTGAACCCGGCGAGGTAGGCGGTCACCTGGTAGCGGGCTGGGCCGTTGTGCGCGCAGCCGTTGAGCACCGTGTGGGTGTGGTCGATGTCGAACGCCGGGCGCAGCCGGATCCAGCTGGCGCCGCCCATCTCGCGGGCGAGGTCGACGAGCGCGCGGATGGTCTCGAGCCAGTCGACGGCGCCGCCCTCCTTGTGGGTGCCGGCGGAGGCGGCGGCGCGGCCGGTCATCTGGGTGATGGTGAGGTCGCCGTCGAGGATGCCGCGGTGCTGGGCCAGGCGCTCGAGGACGGGGAGCCACTGCGCGAGGCATGTGCACGCCGTGCGCCCGCCGTAGGACGTGAAGCCGGGGGTGTCCGGGGTGATGGCCATCAGTCGACCCACACGATCTGGGTCGCGCCGCCGTGGCCGTGGATGGCCTCGACGGACTCGACGCCGCGCCAGATGACGGTGGACTGGTGGTCGCCGACGATCCATCGGACGACGGTGGTGCCGTCGCTGAAGACGACACCCTCGGCGACGACGCCGACACCCGAGATGCCGGTGACGTCCTGGTCGCGGTGCAGCTCGAAGCGGCGCATGGCGTACCTCCTGGTGGTGGGACGGGAACGGCCGCCCGGTCGTGCTGGCCGGGCGGCCGTCAGGGGGTGGTGCGGGGTGGGGCATTTGGGCGAAGGTCGGACGGAAGCGGCGGCAGCCATCTACGCTCGCGCGGTGTCAGATATGCCCTTCAGTCAGATGCTCCGGCGAGCGAGCGACGTCATGTCGTTCGCGAGCAACCCGCCCGAGTCGATGGCGGCTCGGCTCGGCGCCGACTTCCCCTACCTCGTCGACATCGCGAACGATGTCCTGACGATGGCCGCCGACTCCGTACCGTCACAGGGCGCGCCCTACGGCGCGCTGCGGCGGCTACCGCTGGAATCGGTCAACCGGGGGCAGGGCGCACTTGAAGACCTCTTCCAGGCGCTGATTCACCAGGAGTCGTCCGACCAGATCGGATCCGTCGTCGTGCCCGTCGTCGAGACGTTGCGGCATGCCGTCATGGTGGCCATCGACGACGCTCAGCGGATGCTGAACGAGGCCGAGTACGGGCGAGAGGCGCTTCAAGAGCTCGTCGGCGGAGCTATCGAGATGCAGGATCGCTACGCCGCCTATCTTCGACTTGAGTCGGCTCGCGCGCGAGCATCCAACGACCGACGCGTGTCCGACGCTCTCGTGTCGCAGGTTCAGGAGTCGCGCGATGCCGTAGAGGAGCAGGACAATCGTCGCGGTGAGCTGGGGTCGCTTGAGCTTGGTCGCCACTACCAGAGGATGGCTGCGCGTGAGCGCCGCACAGCTGACTACCTGCGCATCCTCGCCGTCCTCATCTTCTCGGCTGCAGCCGTAACGGCCGTCGTTCAGGAAGGAGCGGGCATCGCGTCGAGCTGGCAGCAGGCGCTAGGCCATCTGCCCTACGTGCTCGCGCTGCTCGCGCTGTCGAGCTACCTCGTCTCCGAGTCGGGCCGGCACCGCAAGACGTCGCGCTGGGCCGAGACGACGGCCGCCCAGCTGGAGACCGTCGACCTGTTCACCGCCCCGATGGGACCTGATGACACGAGCAAGGTGCGGATGATGCTGGCCGACAAGGTCTTCATCAGCAGCGACCCGGAGGCCGGAGCCGCGGACGTGGCTTCGGCGCTCCCCGCCCCCTCGGCTGCATCGCTCGAGCAGATCGCAGCGATCGTGCGGGCCTCGCGAGGCTGACCCGATCGATCAGGCGTGGGTGCCGACCACAACGGCGAGGCGCCCGACGAGCGCGCTGCGGTTGAGCTGGCTCATGCCCGTGAGTCGCAGGGAGGGCCCCTGGGCGCCGGAGGTGATGCCGTCGGTGCCGATGGTGAAGAACTCGGCGGCGTCGATCGCGCTCATGCCGTCGATGTAGACGCGGTCACCCGTAGCCACTGCCCAGTCGCTGGCCGGGACCGAGGGGGCCTCGGCCGTGACGGAGGCGGCGTTGATGTCGATGACGCGCTGGGCGGCGTTGGCGAGGTCGGTGTTCGCGGTCGCGATGACGCCGATCCGCTTGAACCGCCACGACGCGGTGTCGGCGATGACGCTCTGGGTGACGACGGGCGTCGGGGTCGAGGGCACGGCGATCGCGGTGCGGCGGCGCCAGACACGCACGGTGCCGCGGCCGGCGATCAGGTTCGTGGCCGCGGTGGCGGGCGGGTTGGAGTGCGAGAGCGGCACGCCGGTGTCGGTGATGCGGAGGCGGTCCGCCCCGGGGGTGCCGCGGCTGCCGGTGTAGCGGAAGGTGGTGCCGTCGGGCATCTCGATGAGGTCGTTGCGCTGAATGTTCGCCGAGGCGGCGTGGCTGTAGTTGAAGTCGACGTAGCGGTTCTGGGAGGGCACGGCCTCGCCGCCGGCGCTGCCGACGTAGAGCCCGCTGGCGACCAGCACGTAGCGGCTGGTGTCCTCGACCTCTCGTCCGTAGATGGTCCAGGGGGCGTAGGGCGACGCCAGCCGGGCGGCGGCCGCGCGGCCCGTGCTGTAGGCGAGCAGGCGGCCGATGAGCGGCGCGAGTGCGGCGATCTTGGCGTTGTAGCCACCGTTGGAGGGATGGATCTGGTCGGCCATGTAGGGCGAGGTCGCCAGCGCAACGGTCCCGAAGACCTCCTCCTGGGTGTCGTGCACGAGCACGTCGGGCCACTGCGCGATGAGCGAGAGGTAGGCGTCGCGCAGGATCGCGGAGCACTCCTGGGGGTTGCCGTTGACGACGTAGCCGGCGCCGCCGACGTCGGTGGTCGTGAAGCTGTTCGGCATCGACGCGATGATCGGCACGCCGGGGCACGCCTTGCGGATCGCGTTGAAGCCAGTCACGAGGATCGCGCGCAGCCACGTGACGTCCTCGGTGTGGGTGGTGAGGACCCGCTGGCGGACGTCGTTGATGCCGGGGCCAGCGATGATCAGGTCCGGGGCGGCAGCGGCCAGGAGAGCCATGTTCGCGGCGTTCGTGATCACGGCCGTGGTCGCGCCGTTGCGGCCGTGGTTGAGCACGCCGGCGTCGACCATGCCCTCGAGCAGGCCGCCCGGGGTGATGTGCGCCTTCACCGCGTTGTGGAGGCCGAGGCCCGACGCGCCGCTGTCGTAGGTCGAGTCCCCGACGAGCCCGATCTTCGCGAGGAGCGGACTCTCCCGTAGGCGCCGAAGCCACGGTGCGAGGACGGAGACGTGCGTCATCGCCTGCGTTGCTACGGCTCCACCGAGGGCGGCCTTCGTGAGCGGGCCCTCGTTGATGCGCTGGGCGGTCTCGGCGTCCGAACCCCCGGGGGCTCCGGGCGCACCGACCGGGCCGGCGGGTCCCTCGTTGACGCGGTAGAGGTACGGCTCGGCGATGCCCGACACCTTGAGCCACGCGAGCTTGACCTCGTCGGGCCAGTAGTGCGGCGGGATCAGACCCTCCGAGCCGAGGCGCACCGACGTGACGGGGTCGCCGTCGAGCGTGAGGAGGTCGGTCAGCTGGACGGTGGGGTCGTCGAAGGACCACCACGTGGCGACGGCCGGGCCGACGTTGCGCTGGCCGCCGCTGGTGTAGGTGCCGACGTGGTCCGCGGGGGTGCCGCCGACGAGGGGTCGCGTCATGGTCTGTGTCTCCTCAGGGCAGGACCGGGTCGAGGCCCGGCGGGTCGGTGGGGTCGGGCTCCGGCTCGGGCTCGACCGGCGTGCTGCACGTGACGGTCTGGGTGGTGCCGTCGGTGTAGGTGAACGTGAACGTGGTGCCGGGCGTGAGGCCCTCGCAGATGACGGAGGCGATGCCGTTCCCTGCCGGCCCGGTGGCCCCGGGGGAACCGGCCGCGCCGGGCTCTCCCTGCGGCCCTGCGGGGCCAGGAGCGCCCTGAGGTCCCGTCGCCCCGGTCGACCCGGGCGGGCCCGTGACAGAAGCGCCCGGCTCGCCGGCTGCACCGCTGGATCCGGGCTCTCCGGTGGCGCCCGTTGCTCCCGGCGCACCGTCCTCGCCGTCTTCGCCGTTCTCGCCGTCAGCACCAGGTGCACCCCGCGGGCCGGGCTGCCCTGCGGCACCGGGGGCGCCTGGCGTCGACGTCGTCGTGGGCGTGGCCACGGGCTGCTCGCCGACGGACTCGAGGCGGCGGTTCGCCTCGACGAGCGCCTCGTCGAGCGCGGTGACGTCGTCACGTAGGTCAGCTCGGTCCGCGAGCGATTCGCGATCGCGGTCTTCGAGCTTCTCGGCGTTGTGCGCCTGGACCGCGACGGTCCAGACAAGCCACGCCAGGACGACGACGAACACGACACCGGCGAGCAGCCACGCCCGAGCAACGGTGCGGTGAGAGGGGATCGGGATGCGTGCCTTCATCGTGCTCACCTCGCGAGCAGGTTGGCGACGGCGACGACGATGGTCACCATGACGGTGATGGTCAGGCCAGCGCCCCACAACAGGACCTGGCGGCGGAAGCCGGCGTCGGACTTGCGGGCCTCGACCAGCTCCGCGATGTCCTTCTCGAGGTCGCGTCGGGCGGCCTTGTCGGCGGCACGCTCCGCGTCGTACACGTCGCGGCGCACGTAGGTGCGCTCGTTGACGCGGCGGTCTTCGCGGATCTCGCCGGTCAGGGCCTCGAGCTGCTGGGTGAGGCGCGCGAAGACCTCTTCCATGCGGCGCACGAGCTCGCCGTTGGTCGGCGCCTCGGTGCTCACGCGGTGGCCCAGGTGAGGGCGACGTGCATCGTGTTGCCGGTCGCTGCGGAGAGCCGGAACAGCACGTCGCCGTTGGGGCGCACGAGCAGCTGGTAGGTGGTGTTCGTGCCGAACGCCGTTCCTACGATCGTGCCGGCCTCGGACTGTGGGGCGAAGCCGGGCGGGAGGGTGCCGATGACGACGGACCCGGCGGCGGGCTGGCCCTGGCGCTGCACGCCGCCTGTGAGCACCACGAGGGGACCGACCTTGGTCAGGATCAGCGTGTTCGCGAACGGGTCCGCGAGCGCGATGGTCTCTCGCTTGGGGGTGAGGTAGTCGTCGACCGACTCGGCCGTCTCCTTGATGGACTCCGTGACGTCGATCGGGTCGTCGTCGTCGGGGAACGCGATGCCCAGGGGGGTGTTGCCCATCGTCAGGCTCCTGTCGAAAGAGGGTCGTCGGTGAGGTCGGCGTAGGTGCGGCCGGCCCAGTGGGCCTTGAGGTCGGCGTAGGAGCGGCCGACCCATGCCTCGCGCAGGTCGCGGTAGGTGGGCACGAGCCACACGACGTCGAGCTGCTGGGTGACGCTGCCGCCGTCACCGCTCATCGCGACCTTCACGATGAGCGCCTTGACCCGCAGCGCCGACCGCTCGTGGAACAGCTCGACGATCTGGCCGATGTCGCGCGACCAGTCGGGCACCACCCGCAGGCTGTTGATCCGGAACATCCGCTCGGCCGAGAGCCGGGCGTAGAGGTGGTCCGCGATCGCCTCGGCGTCCTCGGCGCGCTGCACGTGGGAGCCGAGGGACACCTCGAGCTTGTTGGTTGCCAGGTCCTCGGGCACGCCGCGCTCGATGGTGGCGGGCTGGTTCTGGTCCATGCGACCCCAGCCGCGCATCTTCAGGTGCGGGTTGCCCTGGGCGTCGACGGTCCACAGCACCTGTGCGGAGGCGTTGCGGATGGTGACCTCGACCCGGCCGGCGGAGATCCGGCGGGTGGTGATCTGCAGGGCGCCGTCTCCGGGCTGTGGCCCGGAGCCGTCGCGCTCGGGGTTGGCCGACCACGTGGAGAGCTGCTCACCGTAGATGCTCCACATCGGGTACCACGGCACGGCGTTGCTCGGGGAGAACTGGGTGCCGTGCTCGAACCCGAGACGGTCGAGGTCGGCCATGAGGGTGACGGACTTGCCGGGGTCGACGCGGAGCGCCTCGGGTGCCTCCCACAGCACGGGGAACTCGTTGGCGATGGGGGTGACCACGTCGACCGGGGACCACTGAACCACCAGGCGGTCGGCGGTGTCGGCGGGGTCGAGGGTCCATGGGAGGTCCTCGACCTTGCGGCCGACGTCGATCGACTCTCGCACCGGCCCGTTGCCGGCGAGGTAGCCGCGCTCGCGCAGACGCAGGACCCCGTCCCGGTCGCGCCATGCCGCGGCCAGCCACGACGAGGCGACCGCCTGGATGCCCGACCACACGTCGGTGGTGGCCGGCAGGTACGGGGCGACGATGATGCCGCCGAGCTTGTCGATGTCGGCAGTCGGCGGCTTCCACAGCAGCGGGTCCGCGACGGTGGTGACCTGCGCGGCCGCGAACGAGGAGCCGGCGGCCGCCTTGTAGGCCAGGTCGTAGATCCCGTTCGTCACCCCGACCCACGGCTCGACCGCCCATGCCGACCAGGGCGCGGTTGCCGAGGAGCGGGCACGGGCGCGGGACGGGCCGAACGTTCCGATGCTCGAGCGGGGGTTGTCGGAGGGGTCGGGGGTGCCGGTGCGTTCGATCTGCACCTGAACCCGGTCGGGGTAGTCGCCGTTCGCGCCGGGGGTGAACGGCACGGTGACCCACGCCCGGCTGGTGCCGCCTCGGATCGCGAGCTCGCCGGCGTCACGGTCGATGCGGATGTGGACCTGGCCGGTGGGGCCGTACCCGAACCAGCCCTCGACGACGCCGCGCACGTCGAGCGTCCAGAAGAGCGGCTCGTCGCGCATCAGCCGCGGGTCGGACATCGGGATGTAGACGCCCTGGGTGTAGATCCACCCCGACACCCCTAGCTGCACCGCGATGTCGACGAGCCCGGTTGGGCCGAGCGCACCCCGCAATGCGCCCCACCCGGTGGGGACCTCGAACTCGCTGGGGTTGGCGGCGTTCGCTTCCTCCCAGACCGCCCCGTTCATGGGCAGGCTGGTGAGCGCGGACGGCACCGGCGGCGGGGTGGTGTAGTAGCCGAGCTGGCGGGCCAGGACGTCGACGATCCACGCGGGGTCGGCGTGCGCACCGGCCAGGATCGGCAGCAGGTTCTGCTGGCGGCGCCCGGCGTACTGCTTCTCCCGCAGTGGGACGCTGATGCTGGCGCCACCGATCGAGCCTGACTTGGGGCCGACCAGCCACGTATCGAGGGCCATGGTCTCGCCGTCGGAGGCCTCGCCCACGAGCACGGCCTCGCCGCCCGTCTTGATGCGCAGGGCGCCCTTGGCCCATGGCGTGCGGGAGAGGTCGGTGTGCGCGATGGTGAGGTTGCCGCTGCCGATCGAGAGACCGGGGCCGCGCACGGTGCCGGCGACGGCCGCGGCGACGAGCTCGCGCTCGAGGTCCCACGACGTCACGGTCCGCACGCCGAGCGGGGCACCGAGGTCGACCCGGACGATAGGCGTGATCTCGGAGGGTGACGGGTCGGTGAAGCTCACTCGTTGGCCTCCATCCAGCAGCGGGTGCAGCGCGCGGCGTGCCCCCACGGGGTGACGCCGGACTCGCTGAGCAGGGTCACGGGGAACAGCACGACGGTGTCGAAGCCGCAGTCGGGGCACTCGGTGCCGTCGAGCGAGGCAGGAAGCGACACCACGAACCAGCCGAGGGTGACGTGGCGGCCCTCGCTCACCCGACTTCTCGCAGGGTCACGGAGTAGTCAGCGAGCGCCTGCTCCCCGGCGGACATCCGGTGGAGGTTCTCGGCCGGGTCGGACACCGACACGCGGCACGGCGTGCGCTGCCCAGCCATCCACTCCTCGGGGAGCCAGTCCTCGGTGACCTGCAGCCCGGTGGTGCCGGCGAACGCCGTCAGGGTCACGGGTCCGTCGGCGTCGGGGGTGAACGCGACCTCCGCCCGCTGTGCCGCGGTCCCGCCTGGCGCGACGAGCTGGGCGTCGCCGCCCGGCCACGACACCGCGCCGACGACGGTGCCGGCCGGCTCGGTCGACCACAGCGCCGCGAAGGTCGCGACCCCGCCACGGACCATCGTGGTGGCCACCCGGTTGGCGGTGAGCCGGGGCAGCGGCGTGCCGCCAGCGAGGAGCACCGCACCAGTGCCGAGGCAGGCGCGGTTGTCGAGCATATTCGCGACCGCGGCCGCGCGGTCGAGCAGCCACACGTCGTCCGGGAAGTCAGCGGCCAGGGTCAGCGCTGTCACCGATCGCTTCGTCGCCCACTCCCACTGCACGTCCCACGACCGCGGGCCACGGGGCGCCCGCTGGTCCCACGCCACCCCGTCGACCGACACCATCCGCGACACCGCGCGCCCGTTCGTCACGCCTACCCCGGGAGCGATGCCCTCGAGGTGCAGCCACTGACCGAACAGACGCAGCGCGAACGGCGCACCGGTCGGGTTCATCTGGTTCGCGGTCAGGTCCACTGGACCGGGGGTGGTGATCATGACGCCAGGTCCTCCATCGCTCGGTCCTGCTGCATCTGTAGGTAGGCGGCGTCGCGGTCGTTGACCTTGAGCACGTTCGGCCGGGAGTTGATGGCCTCGGCCAGCCGGTCGACCATTCGATCGAGGTCGGCCGAGCTCACGCCGTCGTCTCCGTCGCGACGTCCGCCTGTGGCGCGGTCGGCAAACTCCCCGAGCCGGGGCAGCGGCACGATCGCCTCCGTGCCCGCCTCGCCAGCGATGACCAGGGTCGGCTTCGTGACGAACCCGCCCTCGGCCAGGAGCGGGATGTTGGGTGTGCGGATGGTCCACTCGTCGGGCAGGCCGGGAATCGCGTCGGGGATGTCGATCGTCAGCTCGAAGTTGTTCCACATCCGGATGACCGCGTTGAGCGCGGAGCGGAATGTGTCACCGATCCAGTCCCACATGCCCCGGGCGCCGGCGGCCAGGCGGCCACCGATCCCGCCGAACCAGGCGACCATCTCCACGGCCCGTGCGATCGTGCCGTCCTTGATGCTGACGAAGTAGCCGATGACCATGCCGACGATGACGCCGATGCTGCGGAACACGCCCTTGACAGCCTCGATCTTCTGCCCGATCCACGCGGCCATCGATCCGATGATCTCGACCGTCTTCGCCCGCAGCCAGGACCAGCCGGCGGGGATGTCGTTTCGGAAGAAGTTGACGACCGACATCGCGATGCTGAGCACCTTCGCGAACGCGTTCGTGACGAACTCGCGGAACGTCTCGGAGTTGGTCCACGCGTACACGAAGGCCGCGACCAGTGCGACGATCGCGAGCACGACGAGCCCGATGGGGTTCATCAGCATCACGGCGTTGAGCGCTCCCTGCGCGATGGCCCATGCCTTCGTCACGCCGGTGACGATCATGACGCCGGTCTTCCACGCGTAGAGCGCAACCGTGATGCCGACCAGCCCGGCGGCCACCGCACCGAAGAGCGTGGGGTACCGCTCGGCCAGCCCGGCGATCCAGTCGAACGCTGCGCCGGCGGGCTCCATCGCGCTCATCAGGACGTCGAACGAGACAGACAGTGCGCCGATCACGGCGGCGGCGACGAAGGCGGCCAGCGGCTCGAGGGCCTCGGCGATGGCGACGAACATCGGCACGGCCTTCTCGCCCGCGTCGACCGCGGCGCCACCGAGCTCGAGCACCTTCTCCCCGACGAGCTGGGCCACGGGGAGGATGTCGTCGCGGAAGATGTCGGCGGCGACCGAGACGGCCGGCGCGAGGTTGTCCGTCAGCGAGTTCGCGAGGTCGTTGATGACCGGGAGGGCGTAGCCGCCGACGGCGTCGACGACGCCCTGGGTGATGTGCCGCTTGAACTTCTCGATGTTGGTCGCGGCGTTGTCGCCCAGCGTCTCCCCGAGCGCCTCGGCCGAGCCGGCGAATCCGGCCATGCTCTCGGACCCGCCGGACAGCGAGTTGATGAACTCGGGGATGCCGGCTACCGAGAGGTCCTCGAGCGGGGTGCCGAATAGCGCGATCGCGGCGTTCGCCTTGGTCGCGCCGTCGGGCAGGGAGTTGAACCCCGTGAGGATCTTCTCGAACGCCGCGGACGCGGTGTCGCCGCCGGCGAGGATGTCGTTGGCGATCTGCCCAGCGTCGAGACCGAGGGTGCCCAGCGCGTCCTGCGTCGCCGTCGACATGTCGGTGGCGCGGATCGTGAATTCCTTGATCGCGTCGCCGGCCTTGTCGATGCCGAACATGCCCTTCTCGGCGCCGTCAACGAGGATCGCGAACGCCTGCTCGCCACTGAAACCGAGGGTCGCGAAGAACTGGCCGTACTCGTCACCGGCGTCGAGGATGTCTTCGCGCAGCGCCTTGGGCACACGCTGGCTTGCGGTGGTGATGAGGTCGAACGCCTCGGTGGCGTCCTTCGCCAGACCCGTGGAGATGAGCTGGCCCGCGACTTGAGAGGAACGCGCGACGTCGGTCTCGAACGCCGACGCGAAGTCGAGAGCCGCCGCGGTCACCGACTCGATGTCGGCCGACGACGCGGACGACATCCCCGCGATCGACGACACGACCGCCTCGACTGCGCCGGTGACCTCGCCGAACGACTCCCCGTAGGCGTCGGCGTAGAGGCCGCCGGCGATGCCGCCCAGTCGTTTGGACTCTTCCGGGCTCAGGCCTAGCGCGCCCGCCATCCGGTCGGCGTCTCTCTCCTGTTCGATGGCCTCGAAGATCCCCGCGCCCACCACGGCCGTGCCCGCGAGGATGCCGGCGGCGATGATCTTCCCGAGGTTCTTCGCGACCCGACCCACCGGGCCCGAGGTCTCGGCGTCGAGCGCAGGGCCGAAGCCCTGCGCCGACGGCATCAAAGACACGAACGCGGAAGCGACCTCACCGGCCATCGTCGATCACCTCACCTTTCACGATGTCGTGACCGAAGCCCTTGAGGATTTCCCCGACCTGCTCAGGCGAACGCCCGGCCGCGTCGCCGTGGCGCGAGGTCTGCTTCTGCTTCTTGGGGTCGGGCCACGGGCGGGGGTAGGGGTCGGGCTTCTTCTTGCCGGTCTTGCTGGCGTGCTGCAGGTCGAACAGGTCAGCGGTGACGATGGCCTCACGGGACATCGGGTAGGTCCACTCGTTCGCGGCCGCGAAGGTGTGGGACCCCGGGTCGACCATCAGCTGGTGCACGAGGCGGGCGGCCTCGGTGATGGTCATTGCCTCACCGCCGATCGCGGAGAGCGGCAGAGCGAAGCGGGTGCGCCAGTCGTACTCAACGGCCCCTCGGTGGGCTGCGATCAGACCGAGGAGCCCTTGGATTCCCCCATCCACCGGGCCGCGACCTTGAGCATCTCCTCGGTGGTGAGCGCCTCGAGCGCCGCGCGGGTCTCGGCGGCCATCTCGACCGACTCGATGGTGGCGAACGTCAGCCGCAGCTGGGCCATTCGGTCATCGGGGTTCATGATCGCGGCCTTGGTGATGCCGCCGGGCACTTTGGCTCCGATGTCCTCACCGATCGTGGGCAGCGTGTATGTCTCGCCGTCCAGACCGACGAACGTGGTCACGGCGTTCGTCTTGGTCTGGCGGTCGGTCGGCTGCTTCGCCGCGGCGGGCCGGGCCGTGCGGGGCGCTCGGGGGGAGGTCGTCGTCTTCTTCGCCGGCGCACGTCGCGCGGGCGTATTCTTGGCCGCGGCCTTCTTCGCGGGGTTCTGGGAGACGCCCATGGGTCAGGCCTCCTTCTTCTCGAGGATGGCGACGACGGCGTGGATCGGGAACCCGGCGACGACGCGGCGAGTCTTGAACGGCCCGGAGGTGGGCGCGGGGTCGTCGGGGTGCGAGGCTGCATCCGGGGTGTCCGTCTTCTCGAAGACGACGAGCGCCTCGTCCTGGTGGAACGAGTCGGCGTCGACGTCGACGGTGTAGACCTCGTCCTGGCCGAACTCCTGGTTCGTGGTGATCGTGAACATGCGCGGATCTCCTAGCTGTACGCGGATGAATGAGCGTGCGCGGATGGGGTGGTGCACCCCGACCGACCTCCGCGCGAAGTCGGCCGGGGTGGATGAGGGGCCCGCCCCCACCAGGTAGGCAGCGTCAGCGCCCGGCTCCTGGCAGGGCGGGCGGATCAGGCCGGCGTCTTCAGGCCGGTGTTCCACTGCTTGGCGTTGTAGCCGAGCACCGGGTCGCGCTCGCCCTCGACGGTGACCTCCCAGCCGATGGGGGCTCCGTTCGCGTAGACCTGGTCACCGATCTCGGTGGCGATGCCGTAGGGGATGAAGTCGCGGATGAGCTCGGCCTCGTCGATGACGTCGAGCACCATGCGCTGGTGCTTGCGTGGCTTGCTCGTGTCGATCTCGTAGGAGCCCTCGGTCGCAGTGCTGGTGACCGTGACGCCGAGCACGAACTGGACGACCTCGATCTTGGTCTCCAGCATCACGAGCTTGTAGGTCGGGTTCTCGGTCGGGGCGCTGCGGATCGTCCGCACCGTGGCGCCGTTCTGCCAGCCGGGGATGCGGGTGGCCTCGCCCTGGCTGGGCATCGTGCGGGTCACGCCGGCGTCGCTGATCCAGCCGACGTCCTTGAACGCCGGCGTGATCGCGGACCCGGTGCCAGTGGGCGGGGTCGCGGTGCGGTCGCCCACGGAAACCACGCCGGTGATCGCGACGCGGACCTTGCTGCTGTCGAGAGCCATGACGGCTGCTCCTCTCGGTTGTGGTGGTGGGTGCCGGCGCGGCGGCGGTCGAGCGGGGTGGGTCAGGACAGGGCGGTGCGCAGGTCGTCGCGCGTCTTGCCCTCGAGGTCGTCGTCGGTGAAGCCCTTCTCGCGGGCGAACGCCTGCCACTCGGGGAGGGGCGCGTTGCCCTTGGGGGCGTCGGCCGTGGCCTCGCGCCAGCCCTGGGAGAGGTACATGTCGACGCGGGCCTCGTCGACGTTGATCGTCTGATTGCTGTCGGGATGGGTGAGCTTCACAGCTGCTTTCCTCTCGTGCGGATGGAGATGACCAGGTACCGGAGTGGCACGGCCGATTCGTCGGTGACCTTGCTGGGACCGGACTCGGAGGTCGCCCGGATGACGGGGCCGTGCCCGGGGGCGGCGAGCACGAGCGCCTCGACCATGGCGGCGAGGGCGTTGGCGTCCTCCTTGCGCGGGGACCACACGCGGAACGAGAGGCGGGGGTTGTCGAAGAGCGTCTCCGAGCGGCCGCCGTCGCGGCGCACGATGACCATCCGCGGCTCGCGCGGGTTGGGCACCTCGTCGCTGACCAGCACGTCGGCGGTGAAGGCCTCGGGGCGGACGTCGAGCTGAGCGCGCAGGTACTCGGTGGCCCATAGCACCGCGTCGGGCATGACGACGGTGGGACGCAGAGGCGGGCTCACTCGCCGCCGGCCTCATCGAGCGCGCGGGCCAGGATCCCGGACTGGGTCTCGACCAGATGCGAGTGCGGGGCGGTGCCGACCAGGCGGACCACGGCGCGGTCGGTGGTGTCCTGCCGTAGCTCGAGCCCGTCCTTGAAGTTGCCGGTCTTCACCGGAGCATTGGCGTCGGCGTAGGCCAGCGCCTTCTCCATGCGCGCGGTGAGGTCCTCGCGGACACCGGAGTAGCGGCCCTCGCCGTTGAGCATCCTCTGGATCTCGGCGCTGTTCATGCGGATGCGGGGTGTCGGCAAACCTCAGCCCTCCACGATCTTGAGCTTGATGACCTGCCCGGGCGTCTCGCCGGTGTAGGGATTGCGCCAGGGCGCGGGGGTGCCGTCGACCTCGTAGGTCACGCCGGTGAACTCGCGGCGGATGCGGTCGCCGGCGGCGACGTCGGCGTACGTGAGGTCGTAGATGGTGGGCTGGGTGATGACCCGCTGCTCGTTGTCGGCGGTGACGGGCTCGGCCGAGCCGCCGGGATCGAACCCGACGCGGTGGATCGTGAGCTCGGCGGGCGGGTGCCCCGGGTCGTCCCACACACGTCGGGTGTCGCGCCCGCTGTACGGGTCGGCGTGCCTCTCCGCCCGCAGACGCACGACGGTCTCGCCGAACCAGAACATCAGTAGCAGTCGGGCTGACGGGCCGGGGTGAGGTCGATCGAGAACGCCTTGCGCCGGCGGAAGCCCTCGAACACCGCGACCATCTCGCCGGTGAAGTAGAGCCGGCCGGCGGGGTTGGCGAATGTCTGCGAGCTCGAGAACGGCCCGGTGGTGGTCGACTGCTGGGTGACGCCCGGCATGACGACGCTCATCGCGGTCTGCACCATCTCGAGCACGACGTCCTTCACGGACTCGGGGTCGAGGTGGCGGGGGTCCCCGGCGTCGAGGGCGATCCGGGCATCGACGTCGGGCCAGCGGTTGCGGACCTTGCGGGAGGCCCGGGCGAGCAGCGCGTCGGCGCGGGTCTGCTCCTCGGGGTCGAGGGGGCGCCACGTGTTGGCCAGATCGGTGTGTGTCGCGAACGGTCCAGCCATCGTGGCGCCCCCTCTCCCCTCAGTCCTCGGACGAGTCGTCGTCGTCCGAGTCGGCGTCGTGCAGGTCGACGAGCGTCATCACGTCGTCGCGCTGCGCGTCGTCGGGCACCTCGAGCCCGAGCGACTCGGCGTACGCCTTCCACGCCGGGAGGCCGGAGCCCTTGCCGGAGCGGGGCGGCTCGGAGAGAGCCCCCTCGCCCTTCTCGCCGGCGCCCGGGTCGGTGCCCTGGCCGTCGGCCTCGCCGTCGACCTGGCCGTCACCGTTCTCGCCGTCGGCCTCGCCCTGGGCGTCGCCCTCGGGGTTGGTCTTGGGCTCGGCCGGGGTCTTGGCCGTGGACGACGCTGCGGGCTTGGTGGCCTGCTTCGTCGTCTTCTTCTTCGCCGGCGTGCTCGAGCTCGAGGAGCCCGCGCCGGTGCCGTCTCCGCCGTCCTCGCCGTCGGTGTCGGCCGTGGCCCACACCTTGGGGTTGGTGATCAGCTCCGCGACCTCAGCCGGCGGACGCGAGCCCGCCGGGTAGAAGTCGGTCCCGACCTGGACGGCCTTCGCGAGGGTGCGTGCGGTCACCATCACAGCACCTCCACGGCCATAGCCAGGTCGGGGTTGGCCGCCGTCGGCAGCGCGATCGCGTCGGAGATGGTCTCCGCGATCATGGGCGGCTTGGGGTTGCGGTAGACCCCGACGACCATGCCCGGCTGCTCGGCGTCGCCGATGCCCCAGGCGGGGTCGCTCGAGGTGAGGGTCTGACCCCAGTGCGTGGCACCGAGGGGCGCGCCCTCCTCCTCGTTCGGGTCGACCGGGCTGGGCAGGAAGTACATCTTGTCCTGGTCCAGAACCCGCGTGGTGACGCCGGCGACGTTGACCTTGCGGTCGTAGACGTAGATGGTCGGCAGGCCGGCCGCCTCCCACGTCGTGCGCGCGTCGGCCTGGGTGGCCGGGCGGTTGCCGCCGGAGGCGAGCACCGTGGCGAACTGCCGGAGCTTCGCCATGTTGCGCAGGACCTTCTTCGACACGAGCACGGCGCCGGGATCCTCGCCGTTGTTGCGGTCGTTGTACCCGTCGGACCAGTCCTGGGCCATGCCGAGCAGGTCGGCGTCGGGGTCGGACAGCAGCTCGCTGGCGGTGAACGCCGACTGCGGGGAGCGCCCGAAGTCGTCGTCCATGAAGCCCGGCACGGTGGCCCGACCGGAGTCGATGACCGTGCCGCGCAGGCGCTCGATCGCCCCGACGACCGCGCGGCCGGCGACGCGGCCGGCGTTCTCCAGCGTCGGGAGCGCGCGCTCGTCGGAGATGTTGGCGTTGCGCGCCCGGAGCTGGTTGTACTCGGAGGCCGGGATGTTGCGCCCCAGCGCCGGCAGCTCGAGGGTGATGCGCTTGCCGCCGGGCAGGCTGCCGATGGTCGGCTCGGCGTCGTACGCGCGGAACTCCGCGATCGGCACCAGGCCGTTGTCGTTCTGCACGAACCGCACGACCGTGTCGGGCACGTAGCGGTTCGGCAGCCAGCGGGCGAGCGACCCCTGCTGCGCCTCGTAGTCCTCGATGTAGGCGCGCACGTACCCGGTGAGGGTCGCGGGGTCGATGACGTCAGTCCAGAGACTCATGAGCTAGTCCCCTCCTCAGCGGTAGTTGATGGTCACGGCGGCGCGCTTGGCGGCCGCGACGGGGGCGGTGAACGCGTCGGTGCCCTGCGGCACCTTCGCGGCCTTGACGCGGCCGTGGTCGAGCACCGGGACCGCGAAGTCCTGGGTGCCGACCACGCGCTGGTCGGTGAACAGGTGGCCCGTCAGGACACCTGCGCCGGCGACCGTGGCCTCGGCGGAGGTGTAGGGGACGAGCAGGCCGGCGACCTTGGCCACGGGCGTGCCCGAGGGGATGTACCCGTTGGGGTAGTGGGTGGCCGGGGTGAACGCGCTGATGTCGAGCAGCTCGGTGCGGCAGTTGGCGATGCCGTGGGCCGAGTCGAGCCAGGACGTGTCACCAGCGCCGAAGGTCTCGCGGACGAGACGAGGCATGTGCTTCTCCTTGGTCAGAGAGTGGGTGAGGGAAGTCCGCGACCCGACGGGCCACGTGAGGGCCGCAGGTACCGCCTGCGTGCGGCTGATCGCCCCGGGGCGGGGTCGGTCAGGAGTTGTTGCTCGAGCCGGAGCCCGAGTTCGTGGAGCCGCCGTTGCGACGCGCCTTCTGCTCGGCGTAGGCGTCGCGGCCGGCGGCGACCGAGGCGCTCGGCTTGTCATCGGAGCCGCCCTGGTTCTTGTCGGGGCTGGGGCGGCGGCCCTTGCCGTCGCCGGTGTCGACGAGGTACGGGTCGCTCTCGGCGAGCTTCTCGGCGGCGGCCTTGACCGCGGCCGCGTCGACCACGCCGTTCGTGACGGTGACGCCGGAGAGGTCCATCAGCTTGACCGCGGTGGCCGGGTTGCGGAACTTCGCGGTGGCGGCAGCGACCTCGGCCTTGGCGTTGATGAGGTAGGTGTTGGTCCGCTCGACCGCGGCGTTCTCGCCCTCCTGGCGTGCGGCCTTGACGGCCTTCTCCTGCTCGGTGGCGGTCTCCTCGAGGTGCTTGTCGTACTGCTCGGCCTTCTTCTTCAGGTCGTCGTAGTCGGGGAACTTGCCGCGCTCGCGCTCGAGGCGCTTGCCGAGGACCTTGTCGAGGTCGGCCTGGCTGGTGATCGGGGTGAACTTGTCCTCGTTGTCGGCGCCGCCGTTGTCGCCGCCCTTGTCCTTGCCGCCGTCGTCGCCGTTGTCGTCGCCACCCTTGCCGTCCCCGTCGTCGGGGGCGCCGCCGGCGATCGGGTAGACCGCGCGGCCGTTGGGCAGGTAGCCGACGGGCTTGACGGGCAGGCCGCGGCGGAACGCGTCGAGAGCGGGGGTGAGGTTGTTGGTGCGCATGGGACGTCCTCCGGTGGGAGTGGGCCGACGATGACCCCGTGGTCCCGCGCCGTCGTCGTGCGGCGCGGCGGGTGGTCAGAGGTTGTTCGCGATCCAGTCGCGGGCCCGGGCGTTCGAGGCCTCGCGCTGGGCGTCGGTGGTGCGGTCGGTGCGGGTGGACTTGCGGTAGTCGGCGACGTCGAACACGTCGCCTCGGCCGGACCACTTGGGTGCGGCTCCGCAGTTGCAGTCGTCGTGGGCGCCGAAGTTGACGCCGCGCTGGGTGTAGACCGCGCCGCGGCGCGCGAGCATCACGCAGAAGTCGCAGCCGTTGGTGCGGGCGACGCGCTGCCACCCGCTGGCGCGGGGGTCGGCCAGGCTCGAGCCCATGACGGTCTGTCGGGCCCAGTTCCCCACGCGGCGGGCGACGCCGCCGGCGATGAGCGAGGACATTGCGCTGAGGTCGGTCGAGGTGGTCTCGGCCCATCCGACGAGCGCGGCCGCGCCCGGGTCTCCGAGCTGGGCCGGCGTGGCGGTGAACCGGCCGGCGACGCCGAACTCGAGGCGGAGCTCGTCGTACCAGTCGGCGGCCATCGCGGCCGCGGCCTGCCCGTACTGCAGGATCAGAGCGGGCAGGACGTCGTTGAGGGCTTCGCGCGCCTGGGCAGCGTCGACGAGCTGGGCGAAGAGCGCGTCGATCTCGGTCTGGGCCAGGCCCGTCAGGGCACCGACGTCACGCTGGAGGCTGAACGCCGTCGCCACTGCCGTCGCCTTCGCCGCCCGCGCCGTCGGCCGGTGCGCCGCCGGCCCCGGCCTGGACTCGGTCGATGATCTCGGTCAGCGACGTGCGCCCCTGGGTGCGCAGGCGCTCCTTCTTCACGCGCCGGATCTCGTCGTCGGTGAGTCCGAACTGCTCGAGCGTGAAGTCCCACGTCGGGTCGAGCGCGCCGGCGGTGATCATCTTCACCGCGCGGTCGGCCTGCGCGGCCGGCGGCGGTGCGCCCGGGTCGGTCCACAGCGAGCGGATGATGCCCGCCGGCGGAAGATCGTCGTCGCGCCACAGGCAGATGGTTCGGCCGAGCTCGATGAGGCCCAGGTCGTACTGGCTGTGGCGGCGCCGAGCGCGGCTATTCAGCCGCCGGTCGGCCTTGTCGATCGCGTCGGCCGACGAGGGGTTGTCGGTCGCGAACCCGAGGTGGGTGGCGGGCAGCCCGGTCGCGGCGCTGACCATCTGCGCGAGCGACTTCAGGACCTCGGTGAACGGCTGCGGCGACGCGGCCGAGAACTGCCCCGCGGTGGGGGCCTCGTCCACCTCGTTGAGCGGGGCGACCAGCACACGGCCGAGGAGGACCTCCCACGCCGGCTTCAGGTTGCCCTTCTCGTCGAGGAACATGTCCTCGTTGGCGCCCATCAGGAAGCGCTGGGGCGCGGCGTAGAACTCGCGGGAGACCTCCATGCCAAGCAACGTCCGCATGCCCGACTCGGTGAACGACCGAACGGCGCGGGTGATCTCCGAGCGCCCCGAGGTGCGCGAGGAGCGCGGCCGGTTCAGCAGCACCGCGACGGGGATGCGGTTCATCTCGTGCTCGTCGCGGTCCACGACCAGCAGCCCGCCGCCGTCGCGGCGCTCGGTGGTGATGGTGCTGTCGAGCTCGAACAGGGTCCAGCCGGTGATGCGACCGGTAGAGGCCTTGTTCTCGCGCAGCGCCTCGACCGCGCGCCGCAACCGCGGGGACCAGGTGGCCGTCATCATCGACGGCGACTCCGCCTTGACCAGGACGTCGGGCTCGCCGTCCTCGCCCGTGCCGGTGGAGAGGAACCCGATCCCGTTGATCAGGGAGTCGAGCACGGCCTGGCTGACCTCGATGCCGAGGTGGTTGACGTCGTACGCCTCGCCCAGGCCGAGCGGGTCGCCGGCGCCCGGCTCGCCGTCGGGGTCGTCGACGTCGACGGTCCAGCCTCGCCAGTCGGAGCGCTCGTCGATGACGTCGACGACGATCTCGGGCCAGGCGGTGACGGCCTCGACGTCCTTGAGGTGCGGGGGGATGGAGATGCCGAGGTCGCGGACCCGCTTCGATCCCTCGTAGTACGACTGCTGGCGAGCGTTGACCTTCTGCGCGACCCGCAGCTGGGCGACGAGCCGGTTGCGCTTCTTCTCCTCCGCGTCGCTGAGGCGGTGCAGGCGCAGGTGCGCGGGCGCCGACCCGTCGAACCGGGCAGCACCAGCGCCCGCGCCAGTGCTGGAGCGGGTGTCCGTGCCGGCGCCGGCGGGGGGCGCGGTGAAGGTCGGGATCAGGTCGCTCACGGTGGCCACCACCTCCTCAGCTCATGACGACGGCGCGACGGGCGCCGGCCGACTGCCGCTTCTTGCGGATCGACGAGGCGAACAGCGCGAGGGTGATCGCGACGAGGGGCGCGATGTTGACCGCGGGGTCGGTGCGGTCCCACCCGAACGCTCCGGCCTTGCCGATCGGGCGGCGTCGTACGCCGGCGATCGCCGCGGCGATGACGTCCTGGTCGCAGTGGGTGAGCAGGTTGCCGTTCGCGGCCGCGAGCCATCCGCCGCAGGCCTGGCCCATGACGGCGCCCGAGCCGCTGACGACCTTGACGCCTCGGGCCTTCAGGGTGGGGATCATCGACGCGGCCGGGGATTGGGAGTCGATCACCACGGGGACCCGGCGACCGGCGGCCTGGACGATCCAGTCGATCGCGGCGGGCTCGTCGATGCCGGCCCACACCTCCTCGAGGTGGGACTTCTCGCCGTTGGGCCAGCACGCGGCCACCGAGATCTCGCGGGCGTGGGACATGTCGACGGCCATGCCGTCGGGCCGGGCGCCGTAGTCGGGGCCCTCGTCGGTGAGCAGCGTCCACGCGGCCGCGCGGAGCACCGCGGTGTGCACGGAGACCTGGTCCCAGATGCCGAGCGCCTCGCGGTTCCACGAGTCGGGGCTCTTCAGCTTCTTCCGCAGTCGCAGGAGTGCGCGGTAGGTCGTGCGGTGCGGGAAGGATGGGTTGGCCTTGCGCAGCTGCTCGGTGTCCATCGGCTCGGCGCCGCGGTCGGCGCTGGTCTCGATGTACAGCGTGGTGTCGGACTCCCCGTCGAGGGCTTCTTGGCGTAGCGCGGTGAAGTACTCGCCGGCGTCCTTGGGTCGCGGCGGTGTGCCCATGACGAAGAACAGCGGGTTGGGTGCGGTGTTCTGGGTGGCGCCCAGGTCCTCGAGCGTGGACTCGGGGAGGATCTGACCCTCGTCGCACACGAGCACGTCGACGCCGGCAAACCCGCGACCGAACCCGGACTCACGCGCGCCGAACAGGATGCGCGAGCCGTTGTTGAAGAGGATCGCCTCGTCGCCCTTGCCGCGCAGAACCTGGCGGATGTGGGGCGCGACCTTGGGTCGCAGCGACATGCCGTCGAACTGGTCGAACGTCTCGCGGGCGGTGGACTTGCGGTGCGCGGTCCAGATCACGGTGGTGCCGGGCTCGAGCAGGCACAGCGCGAAGATGATGCACGCGATCAGGTACGTCTTGCCGGCCTGACGGGGGATAGAGATGGCGACGGTGTCCGCGGCGTACGACCCGTCGGCGCGCTTCGCGAGGATGAGCCGGCCGCCGCCGTCCTGCCACCCGTCGAAACCCCACCCGAGCCGGTGGCAGGTGTCGCGCACCTTGGGCCAGCTGGTCGCCGCGATCTCCGCGGGCGCCACGACGTGGCGCGCGACCGCGGAGAGCGGGCGATCGTCAGTGGCGGGTGCAGCGGCCGGCATGGTTCAGGGGCACCTCAGTACCCCGTCCCATCCCACGCCTCGTCGTCGGTCTTCACGACGACCGAGTGGTCCTCGTCCTCCGCGATCTCGATGGCCTCGACCTCGCGGCCGATCTCGAGCTGGCGACGCGAGAGTGCGGCGAGGTCGCGGGCCGGGGTGTTCGGGTCGTCGAGTCGACGGGCGATGACAACGCGCATCGCCCGCAGCTCCTCGAGGCGCGAGCCCGACTGCGCCGCGGCGAGCACGGTGCGCGGCTTGCGCTTCTCCGCCTTCTCCTCAGCGGTCTCGGGGGGCGTCTCGTCGGGTCCGACCGAGCGGAGGGTGGGCTTGCGGGGCATTGGGACCACCTCCCCGCAACGTGGAAAAACGGGATGGGGGGTGCTCGCCTATGCCAAGAGGGGCGAGACCGGGTGGGGGCGGGGGACCCTCCCCACCCCCCTCACCACCAACAGCGATCGGTGACGAAGACCCTGATCGTGACCAGGCCGGACTCATCGGTCTTGTCCGACTTCACGCGGTTGCACAGGCGATGAGCTGCCTGCTTGTTCTCCAGCGTGTCCGCGCCGCCCTTGGCCAGCGGCACGATGTGGTCGACCACGAAGGCGCCCGGGTCGAGGTGGGGAAGCCCGTAGTCGATGTCCGCGCCGCAGATCCCGCACGGCGGCTTGGCTCTGCGGATCTGCGCACGGTGCCTGTCACGCGTCGTGGTGTTGCGTGCGGCCCGGGGCTGCGTCGTGCTCATCGCTGCCCGCCTGGTGCTCGAGCGCCCGCCTCAGAGCGTGAGGGGGGTGGGGGGTAGCTCGAGGGGAGGGGGGTGTCGTCCTGCACCAGGGGGTCACCTCCCTGACAGCCCATGGGTGACGGTGCAGCCGGCCCGAGACGGGGGAGACTCGGGCCGGCTGTCCGCCCGACGAGGGGGCCCCATGCCTCCACGTGGTCGGGATGCAGCGAGCCCCGCGGCCAACGAGGGCGGCGGGGCTCGGGTGCAAGTCAGGTGAGGATGACAGGAGGGTGACGCAAAATCGTTGTGCTGTCAACCTCTGGGCCGTCGCCGGCGTGTGCGTTCGGCCGCGATCGCGCGCACCGACGCGAGGTCGTACAGCGCGATGCCGTCTGGGCTCATGCCTACGGGCTGTAGCAGCCCGTCACGGTTCGCCCAGGTGCTGATCGTGGTGCGCGCCAGTCCGAGGGTCTTGGCGGCGGACGAGAGGGTAACCAGGTCGCGGGCGGTCATCGCCAGGTCCATCCCTCGCCCGTCTCGTCGCCGGCGCGGATGCGCGCTAGGAGATCTCCTAGGTCGGACCACGGCACGGTGACCGCGATGTCGCTGTGGAAGAACGCGAGATGGTCGGGCGTGGCACGGTTGCCGTTCCATCGCACCGGGCGACCGTCGACGCGGTCGAGCTGCAGGGGCGTGTGGACGATCGCGTCGACGTCGCGGATCTCGATGTGCGCGAACCGGCTGAGGGGCAGGAGGGCGGCCCGGACGGCTCGTCGGAGTACTGCACACCACTCGGCGCGGGTGGGATCGGGGAGGCCGCGGGCCTCGAGCCAGTCGTAGAACCCCTCGGGGCAGCGGCCGTCGTCGAAGCCGTACCGGTCGAGCAGCTCGGCGGCGGCCAGGTGCAGGCCGGTGGTGGCCTGGCGCAGGTCCTCGACGAGCTGCCCCATGGGCACGAGCACGCCGACGTGGCGCATCGCGGGTCCGAGCTGGTCGGGCCCGAGGAAGGCGTCGACGGACCGGCCATCGACCTTGGTCGCGCGGATCGGGTTGTGGCTGGTCGAGACGTCCTCCACCTCGACGCGGTGCGGACTGGCGGGCAGCAGCATGGTGCGGACGTACCCGCGCAGCACGTGGTGCCAGTCGATCTCGTCGTGGGGGATGCTGGCGGCGTCGAGGGCGTCCCAGACGTCGTCGGGCATGTCGCCGTCGTTGAAGCCGTGGTTGCTCAGGAGCGATTCGGTGGAGAGCCACAGCCCGGGAGGTGAGGTGGTCTCGGTCACTTGGCGTCTCCGGCCTTGACGTGGCGGGTGATGGCGATCGGCACCCGGTTGCGGCGCGAGACCTCCCACGTGCTGGCCGCGAGGGCCTGATCGGTGCCCGTGATCATGTTCATCGTCTTGTTGATCTGCTCGTCGGGGCCACTGGTGGTGTCGATGCCCATGCCGCCCCCGATGACGTTCAGGGGGCCGCGGACGCCCTGCTCCCAGTCGAGGATGGTGTAGGCGACGTCGCCGAACAGCGAGGCGGTGGCGAGCACGTATCGGCCGTCGTCCGAGACAGCTCGGACCCGCCAGCTGGTGGCCTTGCCGTCGAAGCGGAGCCGGTCATCGACAGCGAGAGCGACGTTGGTCGTGTCGTTCAGGGGCATGGGTCAGTCTCCGATCAGCGTGTAGGCGTCGGGGTCGTGCCCCGTGTGGTGGGCGTGGCCAAGGGCGCGCATCGCGGGCTCGTCGAGGACGCGCGCGACGGCACGCACGGTCTCGCCTACGATCCGGCCGACCTCGAGCGCGACTTCGCGCAGCGTGAGGCGCTTGACGAGCTCGGGACGTTGTCGCCCGGGGTGCCCGAGGGTGAGGCGGACGAGCTCGGCCGAGACGGCGGCCTCGTGCTCGGGGGTCATGGGTGTCAGGTCCATGGGTGCTCCTGTCGTGGTGAGCAGGTCGCGGCGTGGGGCATCGCGAGGAGCTCGAGGTGAGGGTCGTGGTGCTCGTCGGCCATCAGTGCTCGGGCCAGGACCCTGCCACGACGTGGTGACACTGCGGCGACGTTGCCGGCGGGGTCCTCGTGAGGGTTGAGGGGCTGGCGCTTGCCGCCCGGGCCGTTCGGGCCGGCGACGGTGATGGCCCAGATGATGTCCGCGCCACAGCGGTCGCAGGTGGCGATCTCTGCGGGCAGCGGCCGGCCGGTGGGCGCCGGGCCCGGCCGTGGCCTGGTCGTCGACGTGGCGGCCTCTGGTGGTGGGGGCGCGCTGCCCTGGTCGTCGTAGTCGGTGTCGTCGAGCTCCCACGACTCGTCGCCCACCAGGTCGAGCACGGTGTCGAGGTGGCAGTCGGGGCACCGCGACACGTACAGCCGGAGAGGGTGCAGGTCGCCCTCGAGGACACCGCGGGCGGTGAGCGTGAGCTCGAGGCTGCCGCATCGGCCGCAGGCGCCCATGTCGTCGACGTGGAGCCGGATGGTCGTCGGGGCCTCGGTCTCCCAGGCGCTCCAGGTGACCGGCACGCCGTCCCACATCGGGGGGAGGTCGTGCGCCCGCGGCGTCAGTGCTTCCGCTGCCACGACCACTCCTGGGCGAAGAGGGCGAGTCCGGTGGGGTCGAGAGGTCGCCGGTCAGAGGGGTCGGTCGGCTCGTAGCGGTACATCACCCCCTGGGGTGCGAGTAGGGCCGCGGCGCCCTCAATGTCGGAGTCGGGAACGTCGTCGCAGAGCACCAGCAGCATGAACGGGTTCTCCGGTGGCATGCGGTCCACGCTGGTGCCGATCGACAGGCTCCCGCCGATGCTGACGCTGAGGCGCATTGAGCGGGACAACGTCGGCCGATCGATGTAGAAGGCGACGCCCGGGTATCGACGCTCCAGCTCCTCAACAAACGCGTGCAGTGCACCCTCGGCGTCCAAACCCGTTCGTGTCAGTAGCCCGACACGTGACCCTCTGACCATGCAGTCGACCAAGTAGCCGAACGGGGCGAACGGCGAGGTCTCGCCCTCGAACGGCGGGGGCTCTTCCTCGGGGGCGAACTCTGCGGCGGGCTGGCTGACGGCGCGCTGCCGGTTGCACCGACGGTGAACGGCGTGCTGGTTCTCCAGGCTGTCGGCCCCGCCATCGGCGAGAGGCACGATGTAGTCGACCGAGGCGCTGTCCGGGCCGGTATGCGAGGGCGCGTAGTCGATGACCCCTCCGCAGATCCCGCACAGCGGCTCGGCCTGGCCCCACTGGACGTTGACGGTCTGCGGGGTCGACATACGGTCCAGCACCTTCACGCCCACCATGAGGACGAGGAAGGCGAGGAGGAGGCCCAGAGCGACCCCGAGGGCCACGCTGGTGGTGTCGCTCAGGAAGGTGCTCATGCGGTGTACCTCCTGATCTGGCCGTCAGGACGGAGGATGGGGCCGAGGACGAAGTTGGGGTCGTCCGTGGGGTCGGTGTCGTGCTCGAGGGTGCGGATCGCCAGGAGGTCGACCACGAGGCCGCGGTGGCCGCTGCTGCCCGTCGACCGAAACACCACCCAGGAGCCGAGCTCGCGGACGTACACGCGTTCGTGGCTGCGGCTCCAGCGGGCCTCGTAGCTGAGGTCGGCGGCGAGCATCTCGGTGGTGAGGTCGAGCATGGCCTGACGTCCGCTCGTCACGTTGGGGCAGAGCACCAGCGCGGTCTTCGTCTCGGCCGCGAGTACTTCGATCAGGTCGGCGGTCATGGCCGGGGTGAGGTACGGCAGGTTGCCTGCCGGGGCAGTGGTCACTGGGTTGCCTTTCGGTTCGGGTCTGTGGCCTTGAGGTGGTCGGACAGGGCCTGCCAGGAGGCGGCGTAGTAGCGGGTCTCGCGGAGCCAGGAGTGCGAGACCGTGGGGTCGGTGGCGCAGGAGCAGGTGTCGCTGCCGCACACGCAGGGCACGCGCTGGCCGCTGCTGTCCCGTTCGCGTTCGCAGCGGATGATCCCGGCGCGGACGTAGACCACGAGGGACCGCTGAGCGCAGTGGGGGCAGTCGCCCGAGAGGTCCATGCGGTCGTCGCCGTCGAGGAGCTGCTCGCCCAGGTCGAGGGCGTACTGCAGATCGGAGAGCAGGTCCCGGGCCAGGGCGACGCCACGGACGCCGTACGTGAGCTCGCGGACGGCGTCGATGCAGCCGACGACGCTCGAGCGGTCCCCGTCGCGGGTGGCGCGGACCAGCGCACCCAGGCGTACCGGTACGACGCCGGCGGCCTCGTACGCCCCGATGAGGCGGCGCAGCTGGTGGCGGAGGATGACGTCGATCTCTGCGGCGGTCGCCCAGCCGCCGATGTTGCCCGGGGCCGGCGCGGCCGCGAGCCCGGGGAACCCATTCGCCTGGGCGAGGCGGGCGTCGGCCTTGTGCTCGGCGTACGCGGCGCCGGCCTTCAGGCGGGTGGAGTGGGCGACGTAGGGACGGCGGGCCTGGCGGGTGTCGGAGAGGGCCTGGATCAGTGGGGCGTCGGCGCGGATCTTGGTGAGCAGCACGCTGATGTCGACGAGGAGGTCCTCGAGGACGCGGCTCTGGTGGCCGGCCGTGGGTGCGGGCTCGGTGTTGCTGCGGCTCACGGTGCTCCCGTCTCGGTGGTGCTGGGTGGGGTGGTCAGGTACATGCCGTCGTCGTCGAGCCAGGTGAGGCCGCGTGCGAGCTCGACGGGGACCAGGCGGGGGTCGTCGCGGTCGTGGACGAGCCAGCCGGCGGTGTACGCGACGCGGCGGTTGGCCTCGACGCGGCCGTGGCAGCCCGTGGTGCCGGTGCCGCAGATCGCGAGAAGGTTCGAGGCCTCGTTGATCCCGGCGCGGCGCTTGCCGCCCATCTGGCGCGGGTTGCGGTGGTGGCGTGACCAGGGCGTGCCGGCGAGGGGGCGGTCGCAGATCTCGCAGCGGCCGCCGCACCGTGCGGCCACGATGTCGCGGACAGCGGACGAGGGGCCGGTGTCGCGGCGCCGGGCGACCGGCTTGCGGCCCGTGCGGCGCATCGGGGTGCGGCGCAGGCCCTGGCCCGGCTGAAGCGGCGTACGACGCTCAAGGGGGCTCATCGGTCACCGCCCGCGAGTCGGTCTGCGGCGCAGGAGCGGCAGGTGCCGGCCTGGTCGAGGGCGACCCAGTCGTGGACGTCGCAGCGGGCCGCGACGACGGCGAGGCGCTGCCCGGGAGGCGGCAGCGATCGCCAGGTGCCGAGGAACGCCGCGACCGACACCGGCGGGGTGGGCCGGCAGGTGCGGACCGCGACGTCGACGAGGCGGGCGTCGCCGTGGGTGTCGACGAGCTGCTCGAGGTCGGCCAGCTGGGTGCGGGTGAGCTGGTCGAAGCGGAGGGCGGCGAGCTGGGTGTGGCCCTGCAGTCGAGTCCGGAGGATGTCGACTGCGACCGGCAGGCCGCCGGCGACGTTGGTCGGTTCGGCGGTTGACGATGCGGCCGCCGCGGCGGGTACTGCTGCGGCAGCAGCAGTTTCTACCTCTACCTCTACCTCTGGGGGTGTGACAGCGGCGTTTGTCACGCGTGACGTACGGCGTGACGCCCCGGCGGCGCGGGGACCATCACCAGGCGCCGCGGCGGACGCCTGCTTCTTGCGCTCCCGGTACGCACGCTGGCGGTCGCGCTCAGCGGCGCGCTTGCCCTCGAGAGACGCGGCGGTCTCCTGAAGGTCGTCCCACCAGCGGGCGATCCGGTAGCCGTTCTCGACCTCGACCCACAGGCCCTCGCGGAGCAGCGCGGCAACTCGCTCGGCAGGGTTGTGCGGGGTCAGACGGATGATCGCCGCGGCGGGGATCATCCCATCGGTCTCGTGGTCGCCAGCGTAGGCGAACGCTCGAACGAACAGCATCTCGGCCTCGTCGCCGGCAGCGATGATCGCCGGGTCGAGGTAGTAGTTCGTGGGGAGCTTGACCCAGTCCACTCAGGGGCCTTCCTGTGAATCATCGGTGGGGCACACGTGGGTGCGGTGCCAGGGGAGGTCACGGGCCTCGGACTCGGCCGCGGACGACGAGCAAGAGCGGACGACCATCAGCTCCGCGATCAGGTCGACCGTCCGCCAGGCGCGGTTCGCCCAGACCGGGAACGCACCCGCAGACGAGTCGTCGCGGCCCGAGAGGACCTTGGGGTCGAATGGTCGGCGGCCGGCGCCGTGCGGGGAGCCGAACCACACGACGACCTGGTGACAGCGACGGCACTGCGGCGCCGACCGGGACCTGCGCCGGCTCACGCAGGCACCCGCTCGAGCTCGTCGACCTCGGCCCGGGCCGCGGCGATCAGGCCCGCCATGGTCAGCGCCGGGTCCGGTGCCACCTCGGCACGGCCCGCGAGAGCCGCTGGGGTGTGCTCCGCGCACCGCCACCCAGGCAGGTAGCGACGCCACGACTCCCGCGAGCACGACGGCACGCTGCACACGGGGCGCGACGCGCGCCTACGCACGACGCACCGCCTCGTCGGGCTCCTCGTCAGGGCCAGGTGGCGCCGCGCGGAACGGGTCCGACTCGCTCGGGTGCGCCGTCATGGCGAAGCCCACCGGGCTCGCCGTGGCGTCCCCGACCGTCGTCTCCGGCTCGCTGTCCGAGACGGTCAGAGACGCGACCGTGAAGCCGAGGACGCGGAGCTTGAAGGACCTCACTGCGCACCCACCTCGAGTCGGCCGTGCTCAGCGACGACCAGCACGACGGCCTGGTCCTGGTGACCCGCCCAGCGGTCGGTGTCGATGCCTCGGTCCAGTGCCGTCGAGAAGGGGCAGTCGCGGAGGTCGATACCGCTGTCGCGGCACTCTTTGGAGTGGAGGACGTAGACGACCTGCTCGGCCGACACCGCCCGACCGAGGTGCTTCGTCTCGTGCCGAGACGCGCCCACCTTGGCCTCGATCTCGGTCGACGGCACCAGCGCGCTCATCGGGCAGCCTCAGCGGTGACGGCGATGACCTCGCGGACATCGAAAGTCCAGCGGCGATCGGGGTCGCCGTAGGGGCTTCGGGCAGCAGCCCGCAGCCCGCCACTCGCGATCACGCCGCCGGGGATGTTGGTGACCTTCCCGGGACCGACGCTGATCCCGCCACGCAGGTGCACCGTGACATTCGCGTCGCTGCGCTTCCAGTCGCTGAGGACGAGAGCCCACTCGGCGGGGCTCACCTCGTACTTGCCCTCGGGGACGGCCTGGTGCGGGTGGTCGCTCATCGCTCACCACCGCCGTCCTCGCGGTCGAGCTCGTGGGCACGGGCAACGACGCGAGCGGCGTGCTCGTCCGACACCGACGCCCGCGCAGCCTTCGCCTCAGGGGTGCCGAGAGAAGACCGCTCGATCAGGTCCTCGATCGACCGGCTGGGCTCACCGCCCTCGGTCTCTACGGGCACCCACGGCGTGGCGGGGCGACGGCGCATGACCTTGCCGTCGAGGAGCGCGGCAGCGCTCGCCCGCGCCTCGTTCAGGTCGGTGAAGGGGCCCCTCCAGCCGTCGTAGACATGCCGTCCCACCTCGCGCGTGTAGTCGACGCCGTACTCCCACTCCTCGCGGGTGGCGGTCGCGACGAGACGCGACCCGTACTCGTCCCGCTCGCCCACCACAGCAGCCTTGTCGCGAGCGAGGGTCTCGATGTGGGCTGCCGCGTCTCGCAGCAGTGCGTCCCGGCGAGGTGCGGGCGGGACGCTTCCGGCAGCGCCTCGCAGGGTGTTGATCATGGCGGCGCTCGTGGAGTCGATCGGGGGGTCGGTCATCGCTGAAGTGCAGGGCTCCGCCGCGGGCAGGAGCACCCGGACGGGGACCGCCCCGTGGTCGTGCAGCTGGATAAGCCAGAACAGCTTTCGCAGGACGGCCGCGGCCTGCTGCCACTTCAAGGTCGCGACGTGCTGGGTGTCGGCGGCCTCGCGGAGACGGTCGATCGCCTGGCCCATCGCGTCGTCGTCCGGGTCGACCTGAGCCGTGGTGAGGCTCGGGGCCAGCTGGACGCCGGCGGCGATCAGCTGGGTGGCGACGTCGGAGCAGACCTCCCGGCCGCTGGCGGGAACGTCCGGGGCCGCGGGCCAGTCCCACCCGAGGTGCTCCACGAGCAGCTCCGTGAGGCGGGCGTGCTGAGAGATCGTCGTCACGGGGTCACCGCCGTGTCGGTCGCCTGGTGGTCAGCCCACACCGTGCCGTCGGCGGAGCGGTGCTGGGCCTCGTGGCCATGGGGCAGGAGGCAGTAGAGACGGAAGTGGCGGATGCGCTCGTTCTCAGCCCCGAGGGCTGCATGGTCGTGCGGCTTGTAGGAGGACGTGCACGCCGGCAACGCGGGGTCGTCCCAGCGGCCGGCCGTGCCGTTGCTGCTCCACCTGACACCGCACGGCTCGCAGAACGGGCCGTCGTCGTAGTCGCAGTCCTGCCAGCAGAACGGGCACGACGGAGGCGGGAACTCCAGGTCCGGGGGCTGGTGGCGAGTGCCGTCGTGAGGTTCCTCGTCGGGCTGCTTCCCGCACTCCACCGGCCGGTGGTCCACGACCTCGACGATCACGCGGCATGCGCTGCCGTCGTACCTGGGCTCGAAGGGGTGGGGCTTCATCGGGTCACCGCCCTGATGTGGGTGGGCTGGGTCCATGCCGTGCCGTTGCTGGTGCGGTGGTCGCCGGCGTGGGCCCGGGCACGGATGCACGTCAGGCGGGCACGGGCCGAGAGAGCGATCTGCGCGTCGCAGCGCTCCACGGGGGTGCGGGCGATCGTCGAGGTGGCCATCACGGGTTGCACCCGCACTCGGGTCGCAGGTCGGGCATGCCCTCGCCGGCGACCAGGGCCTCGAGCTCACCCGGAAGCGGGTCGCCCAGGAGGCGGCCGCAGCCGTTGCATGCGACCTTCACGTGCACGGTGCCGCCCAGACCGGAGGTGGAGTACTCGTTCGGGGTCCACGGCCGGGAGCCGGCCGGGCGGGCGTTGATGACGGCCGCCGTCTCCCGGGCCAGGCCGGCGATGAGGTGGCGCAGGCCGTCGAGCTCGATCGAGTCGGACACGGCGCGGTCGAGGCGGTCGATCGCCACCGCGGCATCGTGGCCCGGCCCGAACGAGCGGACCCACGCGAACAGCTCGGCGCCGGTCGGGTGACACATCGGGTCCCACGTGCGGGGAGGGAGGTCGCCGGTGGCGGGGGAGTCGAGCCTCACCCCGGCCTTCTCGAGCGCGGCCGCGGCGTGCTTGCGGTGGTAGGTGCACGCGTCGGGGCGTTCGTTGTCCTGGTTGGGGAGGTGACCGCCCATGACGCAGATGACGTGCGCGATCGCGTCGGTGAGCGGGTGAGGTGCGGGCGGGTCGAGCTCGTTGACGCGAGCGCTGATGGCCATGCGGCCGGTCAGGTTGGTCATCGTGTGGTCTCCGATCGAGAGAGGACGGCGTCGACCAGGAGCCGGACGCGGTTCATGCCGGCGTCGTTGGTCTGGACGAGGGGGAGGTTGGGGTCGCGCAGGGGCTCCGACTGCTGGCGCTTCAGCTCGAGGACCTCGGCCATGAGCGGGTCGGTGCCGTCGTCGGTGATGAGGAAGTAGGCGGCGACGGTCGCTTCCTGGCCGTCGCGGGCCAGTCGGCCAATGCACTGGTTGTGCATCTCCGGGGACCAGTCGAGCTCCCCGAACACCGCGATCGAGCAGACGTGCTGTAGCCCGTCGAGGCCGGCGCCGGAGCGCAGCGACATGATCAGGACGCGGGCTTCGCCGTCGACGAACGCGGCCTTGGCGGCGTTCTTCTGGTTGGTGGACTCCGAGCCGCTGTAGAGCACCGGGTTGAACTCGGCCAGGGCGTCGAGCCAGTGGTCGTAGACGGCGCGGTGCCATCCGAACAGCACGACCTTCTCCTCCGACTCGAGGAGCAGCCGGACGAACTCAGCGACGTACGACGCCTTCCCGAGTCCGGTGGCCTGCCGCATCCGCCAGTCGATCTCACCCGACGCGCGGAACCGCTCCTTGGGGTTGGCGTCGGAGTCAGCGATGAGCTGGGCCAGGGCGGTGACGTCGCCGGCGATCGCGTCGAGCTCGGAGGGGTCGTGGTCGATCGTGTGGACGATGCGGATCGGGTCGGGGATCTCGCGGTGCACGTCGGTGCGGGTGCGGCGCAGCATGAGGCCCTGGTCGCGCAGGTAGGTGCCGAGCGCGCCGGGGTCCTTCAGGCGGACACGGTCGTGGGCCATCTCCGTGCCGCCCCACTCGCGGAAGAACTCCTGGCGGGAGCCGATCGCGTCGGGGGCGAGGATCTGCAAGATGGAGAAGATCTCGCCGCCGTAGTTGTAGACGGGGGTGGCGGAGAGGCCCATGCGCCACGACGCGGGCTCAGCGAGGCGCTTGGCGGCGATGTACTTCGCCGAGCCGGTGCGACGAAGCTCCTGGACCTCGTCGAAGATGACGGTGCGGACCTGGCCGGCGAGGTGCTCGGACCAGCCGGCCAGCTTGGCGTAGTTGAGGATCAGCACGTCGGCCTCGACGTCGTACGCCTGGCCGCGGGTCGCGACGTGGGTGGTCAGCCACGGCAGGGACTTCGCGACCTCCCCGGCCCACTGCTTCGGGAGGTGAGTGAGGGTGACGACGACGGCCGGGAGAGTGTCGGGGTCGCGCAGCATCAGCAGCGACGAGAACGTCTTGCCCAGGCCGACGTCGTCAGCGAGGAGCAACTGTCCCGTGGAGAGGGCGAGGTCGGCCGCGACGAGCTGGTACTCGCGGGCCGGGCGGGCTGGCTCCTTCAGGTCGAGGCGGTGGTCGCCGGCGAGGATCAGGGCGCGCGTGCTCTCCCGCTCGCGGTGCTCGGCGGCGAGGTCGGACACCACGACCGCGGTGGGCTTGCTCATCTCGAGGGGGTAGCGGGTCAGGAGCCACTCGAGGTCGCGGGCGACCTCCGGGGTTGCGCGCAGCCACAGGCCCGGGGTCGAGCGCTGCTCCATGCGGGGGAACATCCGCTTCACCCGCATCGTGACCCACGGGACCGTCTGCAACACGAACAGGCCGCCGTTGGAGGTGGGCTCCCACGAGAGCGTCCCGAACGTCGACGGGGCGGTCATCGCAGGCCCCCGATCCACTCCACCGTCACGGGGGTCTCATCGATGAGCCCCTCGAGGGAGCGGTGCGAACTGCGGGTGGTGACGAGGATCAGCCAGTCGACGTCGGGGGCGTAGCGGCGCAGCTGCCGCTCGACGGTCTCGGCCGACGACGCGACCTTCACCTCGATGCCGACGAACGCGTGCGGGGTCGTCACCAGGAAGTCGATCCGGCCGTCGGTGAGGCGCTCCTCCCGGGACACGACCATGGGGTGGCCGGTCGGTGCGCGGCGGGCCGCCTCGTCGAGGACGTTCGCCAGACCGCGCTGCAGCTCGGCCTCGCCGGCGTACCGGAAGGACGCTCGGTCGAGCGCGTCGACGAGGTGGTCAGCGGAGGTCTGCGCGAACGGCCGCCGGCGGGCGCGGTGGTCGCTGATCATCGGGTGCTCCTCGATCGGGGCCGGCGGTACCAGCTGATGCGGTGGACCGTCGCGTCGGCCTCGGGCTCATGACCCGGCTCCATGACGACGGTGGTGAGGTGCTGTCGGCCGACGTGCTTGCCGCGCTCCTGGACGCGCACGGCGTCGACCAGATAGGTGCGGCCGGTGCCGGTGACGATGTAGTCGCCGGGCTCGACCGACCGGACCATGTCGACGTAGAGGGCCGCGGACTCGCCGGGGCGCTTCACCGGGTCTTCACCACCTTCGGGCGGGCCCCGGCACGCTGGGCGCGACGGAGCTCGACCTCGGCACGGAACCCCGACGGGGCGGGCAGCGCATCGAGGGCGTCGGCCACCCGGTTGGAGAGGTCGACGTACGCCTTCGCGGCCATCGGGGTGGCGACCTCGCACGCGGCGCCCGCCTCGAGCAGCCCGTCGATGAGGCGGGCGACGTCAGCGATGTCGGAGAACTCAACGCGGATCATCGGTCGCCGCCCGGGAGGAGCGCGGGGACCGTGCCCGAGGCGTAGGCCTCCTCGATCTGCGGGAGCACGTGCTCACCGACGGTGCGGCCCGACGGGAGGAGGAAGTGCATCGCGAACTCCTCGTCGAAGGTGACGATGCCCGCCTCGACGGCCTCGAGCTTGGCCTTGATGACCAGGGAGAGGGCGCGCCACCGCTGCCGCACGGCCTGCTCGTAGGCCTTCTCCTGCGCGGCGGCGGTGCGCTCGAGCCCGCGGTCAGGGGTGTGGGTGAACGTCCGGTCCTTGCGGTCGGGCATGGGCAGCACGAACCGGACCTGGCGGCCGTCGAGAGCGAAGCCGACGATCGCGCGGGCCTCGTCCCACCCGTACATGAACTGGCGGGCGCCGTACCGGCTCAGGGTGCGCTCGATCTCCGAGCGCGACTTCTCCGAGGTGACGTCGGTGTTCTGGGCGTAGGTAGGCATCAGCGCCACCGCCCCGGGCCCGGCTGGCCGCAGAACACGCACACGCGGCCGTGTCCGGGGACGTTGAGGTCCTGGTGGCCACCGGTGAGGAGGCACACAATCCGGTCGAACAGACGCCGGCGCTTCATCGGTCGCTCCCGATATCGCGGCCGCGGTCCCGGGCGCGGTCCTGGGCGTCGGTCTCCTGGTTGCGGAACAGGCGGAACGAGATCTGCCGCCACAGCCAGTCGCCGGCGCCGATGAGCGCGAACGCCAGGAGCAGCCCGACGTACGGAAGCAGCACGAGCACCAGCTCGTTGTCCTCGTTCATGACGCCGCCCTCGACAGACGCCGGTGGTACGGCCGGGCGACCGGGGCCGCCTGGGCCGGGGCCTCGTAGAGCAGCACCGAGCGGGTCGTGTTGCCGGAGCCGGGGACCTTCGACGCGGGCTTGATCGAGAAGGCGCCGGGGCTGAGCAGCTTGGCGTTGGCTCGCGCCACCAGCCCGGGCAGCTCCTCGGTGGCCTCGCGGCACAGATCCGTGATCGAGCACGACTCGTCGCGGATGGGCCACATGGCCCGGAAGGTGATCGCCGGCTCAGACACCGCGCACGCTCCCGGCCGGGCGGATCGACTGGATCTGCACCAGGGAGGTGTCGTCGCCCGCAGCCGTGATGACGAGCGGGGCGTGCGGGCCTGACACGCTGACGTCGAGTAGGTCGATGACGCCGAGCACGTTGGCCAGGGCGTGGCGCAGGAGTCGCGAACCGACCCGGACCCCACCGACCGCGGCACCACGGCGCGGCCAGGGCATCTCGACCCGGGCGGCGCCTGAGCGGCTCGTCGCGGCGAGGACCAGGGAGTGCTCCCCGAGGTGGAGGTCGATGGCCTGGTCGGGGTCTCGGCTCTCGAGGCGGCCCACGGCGTGGAGCAGGTCGAGGGTCGGGATCTCGGCCGTGGCCACCGGTGCCGCAGGGGCGGGAGTCAGCGGCCAGCGCTGGTCGATGGTCCGGATGTGAGCGACCCGGCCGGGGGTGGTGAGCCGGACCCACGGCGCGCGTCGCCCGGGCGCCGTGGCGATCGTGACGGGGAAGCCGGTGAACAGCATGCCGCGGGCGGCGCGGCCGAGCTCGACCGCCGGGACCACGACGTCCAGAGCGTCGACGCCGGCGGGTTCGTAGCCCGCGTTGAACGTGGCCATCGTGTGCTTCGACCCCGCCGTGGCGATCAGCGTGCTGCCCTGTGAGGTGAGACGGACACCGCCGTACACGGCGAAGAGGCTGTCGAGCTCAGCGAACCTCGCCGCAGCGGTGGCGGTGGTCGCGAAGAGGTCGCCCTGGATCTGGCCGTGGGTGACCCACTCGACGTCGGGGCCGGGGTAGTCGGTGTGCCCGGGCGCGATCTCGGTCGAGAGCTCGCCGCGCACGTTCGGGGTGCGGACGCTCAGGGTCGGCACGACGCCGTCGGTGACCTGCAGCCACACAGTGCCGGCGCCGACGTTCTTGAACAGGCGCTGCGCGGCGGTTCCGTCGATCCACGCCTGGCCGCTGGCCAGGACGTCGGCAGGCACAGACGCTGTGTGGGCATGGGCGGCGTCGAGTCCGGTGATCCGGACCTCCCCGGAGTCGGCGTCCGCGATGACGCTCACAGGAGCGGCGTGCTCCTCGTCGGGGTAGGCGAGGACTGCCCATGTCAGGGCGTCGTCGAACAGGGCGGGCGAGGCGATCGTGGCCTTCACGAGGGGCTCCCAGGGGGCTCGGTGATGTCGAGGTCGCGGAGGTGGCGGGCGATGTCCTGGTGGATCTCCTCGACCCGCAGGCGGTCGCCGCGCATCTCGTCGCGCACGGTCACGGCGATGTCGTAGGCGGCCGGCCCGGCCACCGGACCGGGGCGGGTGAGGCCCCACGCGGCGCCGTTGCTGAAAGCGCACAGCCACACCTCGACGAGCATGTTCATGACGTCGCGGCCAGCGGCGGCGGAGAAGTGGACCTCGACGACGCGGGTCTCGTCGCTGGTCTTGGACGGGTCGCTCATGCCGGTCCCTCCACCTTGCGGATGAAGGCGAGCGCGGCGGCTGCCTTGCGGAGGTCGATGCCGATCTCACGGGCCAGGACCCGGGCGATCGGGAGGTCCACGGCTGGGGTGCCGTGGCCAGTCTTGGCGGGCCTGACCCACCCGACGTGGCGTTCGTCGACGTAGAGGTGCGCGGCGTCGCCGCCACCGGCAGCTACGACACCCGCTCGGTCCAGGACGTCGAGGGCCCGGACGGTGAGCGGCTGTGTCGGGTCATCGGGTCGCTTGGTGGGCGCGGCGATCGTCCCCACCAGGTAGGTGGGCTCGATGGGCAGCACGTCGATGTCGATGCGCTCCTGCTGCAGGGCGTCGACACGGATCAGGAGCCAGTTCGGTCCGACGTACTCGACGCCCTCGATGTTGACGCGGAAGAGGGGCCCGGCCCAGTTGGGCTCGGCGCCGTGCGTCTCGTAGTCGGGGCAGTAGTCCTCGCAGCACGCGCAGCAGACGCAGGGCGGGTTGGTGAACAGGACGCGCGGGTCCAGCAGGGTGGTGGTCGGGTCGCTCATGCCGGCACCGCCTCGGCGTCGGCCTCGTCGCCCTCGGTCTCTGCCTCATCGGCGCGGCGTACGGCGTCGATGTAGGGGACCTCGACCTCGTGCCACTCGTGGCCAACGGACTCGAGGTAGTCCAGCCAGGGCGCCAGGAGCATGTGGGTGAGGTCCGGCTCGGCACCCGAGTAGCCCTCGGCGTCGAGCTCGCCGTCGGGGGCCAGGGCGAGGACCTCGGTGAAGATGCGCGCGACGCGGGCCGGGGAGGCCTCCCGGAGGTCGGCGAAGTGGTCCCGCCACGACTGCAGGCCCGGGCCGGACCACATGTCCCACGTCTCGCCCGGCAGGTCGAGACGCTGCACGTACGTCTCGTGGCCGTACCGCTCGACGTACAGCTCGATGAGGGACGGCAGCGCGGCGCGGATGAACTCGATGACCGCGGGCCCGCCCTTGGCGACGTGGGCTGTGGCGGTCTCGGTTGCGGTGTCGAGGCGCACCTTGCGGGCGGCGGTCTTCATCTCGGCGTGCGCGCGGTCCGCGGCAGCCGCCTCTTCCTCGCTCTCGCGACGCGCCGCCTCGGCCGCGATCGCTGCCGGGTCCTGGTCCGCCGCGACGTGTGCCGACTGGTCGGCGCAGTAGATGATCAGGCGGGCGACGTCGCCCAGGTAGCCCGGCCCGCGCACCCCGTACTTCACGTGGCCGGCGTGGTCGGCCACCGCGTCGCGGGAGATCGCGGTGAGGCCAGCCTCTCGAACGAAACTGCCGTACGCGTTGAAGTCGGTCGGGAGGTCACCGACGTTCGGCACGCCCTCCTGCTCGAGCGCGGCGACGTCGGTCGCGATCTGGGCGGCGACCTCGCGGGCCTGGCGGGCGCGCGCCAGCTCGTACTGGAAGTTGTAGGTGCCCGCGGCCTTCTCGAGCTTGGCCGTGGCCTCGGGGTCGTCGGCGAACTCGACCAGCGCGAGAGAGTCCTCGATCGTGACCTGGCCCTCGTGGACCTTCTTCTGGGTGCTCTTCTGCAGCCGGAGGAGCCGCAGCCGCGTGGACACGGTCTTGGCGGCGCGACCGGTCTTCTGCGCGATGTCCTTCTGCTTCAGCCCGAGGTCGATGAGGGCCTGGTAGGTCTCGGCCTCCTCGATCGGGGTGAGGTCGACCCGCGAGGAGTTCTCGAGGTACATCGCCATCACCTGGGTGGCGTCGGTGTCGAGGTCCTCGCGGACGATGCAGGGCAGGTCCTTCAGGCGGGCCTTCTTCGCGGCCGCGTGGCGGCGGTGTCCGGCGATGATCACGAAGCCGTCGGCGCCGTCGGCCGCGGGCGCAACGACGAGGGGCTGCACGAGGCCGTGCTGCTTGATCGACACCACGAGCTCGTCGTCCGCGACGGCCTGGTGGCGAGGGTTCTTCGGGTGGGCGGACAACTCCCGCAGCGGGATCGTCCGGACGGTTGTGGTCATGGGTGGGGCCTTTCGGAGTGGAGGCGTGGTCGGCTGGGGCTGCCGTCGTGCTGGGGTGGTGCAGGTTCAGGGGAGGTGGGCGAGCAGGCGCATGACCTCGTGGATCGGCTTCGCGACGTCGAGGTAGGGGCGGCCAGCACCGCGGAGGTAGACGCGGGTGCCGGTCCGGTCCGCGACGATCACCCGCACCTCGGCCGGGTGGACGGCCTGCTCGTCGTCGAGAGCGACGAAGCCCGGCGGCACCGGCCGGCCCGCGGTTGCGGCAGCGGTGCTCATGACGCCGCCTTCGCGCCGTGTAGCTGGGTGACGCCCGTCGGTGCGGCCGCGCAGGGGCAGGGCTCGTTGCGGAGCCATGCCTCGAGGCAGTCCGCGTGGATGCGCCAGCTGGCGCCGGCGGCGCGCTGGTGGCCGTGGAGCTTCTCCTCGGCCAGGGCCTTGCGCACCGTGACGGGGTGGCGCTGGGCGACCTCGGCAGCCTGGGTGACCGAGAGCCAGAGCTGACGGTTCGTGGTGGTCACGCGGCATCACCGGCCCGGAGCATCCCGGGGGAGACGATCGCGGCCAGGTCGGCGTCGAGGGCGACCGCGATAGCCTCGAGGTGGTTGGTCCGCCAGGGCTTGCCGCTCTGCACGGCGCTCTCGATCGCGCGGCGCGGAACTCCACTGCGCGTCGCCAGGGACGTGAGGTTGAGGCCACGGTCGCGCATCAGGGTCACGACGGAGGTCGTGACCATCTGGGTGTAGTTCGTTGCCATGTGGCAACAGAAGCACACGAGTGGCATTTCAGACAACCGTTCGGGAACAGATTTATCCAAATGGCTACAGACTGTGACCGCTTTAGGCACTAGAGTGATGGCCATGAGCCCCATCGAGAAGGACCACCGGCGCGGACTGAACGGCGCGCTCGCGGCGGAGATCCGCAGCGAGCTCGGCGCGCAGGACAAGACGCAGACGTGGCTCTCCGACGAGTCCGGTATCGAGCGCCTCACGCTCCGCCGCTACCTCAAGGCCGAACGCGGCATGACGACCGCCGTGGTTGAGGCTGTCACCGAGGCCCTGGGGCTCGATCCGGGCGAGCTGATGGTCCGCGCCGTCGTACGTCGCGACCGCGAGCCGGCCACCTACGGCCCGACAGCCCGTCCGGCCCGTCCCGACTTCTCGTCGTTCGACGACGCGGACATGGCCGCCCGCAGCGAGGACACCGAGCCGAAGCGGCTCGGCGACGACGACTGATGTCGGCGGCCGTCGCTACCGTCCACCGCATGACGGGGGTCGGTTTCAGGGTCAATCCATGGCGCCACCTCAGGCGCCTGGTCCACGTCCGGCTGCTGTGGCACGACGACGGGCCGATGGGGCTCACCAACCACCGCGACCAGACCATCAGCCTGCGTCGCGGAATGTCGTGGGAGGAGCGGCGCTGCACCGTCCAGCACGAGGTGCTGCACATCGAGCGCGGCCCTCAACCGCTCGGGCTCCGCGCGAAGGACGAAGAGAAGGTCCGCCGCGAGACGGCGTTCCTGATGATCCCCGAGATCCGCGACGTGCTCGAGGCGCTGCTCTGGGCCTACACGGACGAGGAGGCCGCCGAGGAGCTCGGCGTCGACGTCTACGTGCTCCGCTACCGCCTGCGCCACATGAGCCCGATGGAGCGGGCGTGGCTCACGAACCGCTTCGCACAGGCTCGGGAGGACCACGATGGCGTGGAGTGAGCGGCTGGCCAGCGGCCGGTACCGAGGCCTCTACCGCGACAACGCCGGCAAGCAGCGCAGCGCCGACGGCACCTTCTCCCACGCCGCCCGGGCACGGGCCGCGGCCGCGAAGGAAGAGGAGAAGGTCCGCCGCCGGCTGATCTCGAACCCCGACGCGCACCGACAGACGTGGGGGGAGTGGTGCGACACCTGGTGGGAGGTACGCGACGTCGCGGCCTCCACGCGCAAGGTCGACGCCAGCCGCCTCGACCTCTACCTCAAGCCGAAGTGGCGCGACGTACCCGTGGGCGCGATCAACCGTCACGCGATCAAGCTGTGGGTCGCGGAGCTCCGGCGCTCCGGGCTCACGCCGGCGACCATCGAGCGGATCGTCGCGCTGATGTCCGCCTCGCTCACCGCGGCGATCGACGCCGAGATCATCGACGTCAACCCCACCGCCCGTATGCGGCTCTCCGTGCCCAGCCAGGGCGCCGAGCGGTTCCTCAGCCGGACGGAGTACTCCCTCGTCCTCGGCAACCTGCCGACCACCGACGACCAGCTCGTGGCCGACCTCCTGGTCTACACCGGCCTGCGGTGGGGCGAGCTCGCTGGCCTCCACGTCCACCGCACCGACCTCGACCGCGGCATGTTCAGCGTCATCGAGGCGTACGACGAGAAGAACGGGTTGATCAAGGCCTACCCCAAGGGCAAGCGCCGGCGGGAGGTGCCGCTCACCGACGACCTGGTGACGCGGCTCAGCGCGCTCGAGCACGACCGCGGCCCCTGCGGGGTGCCGCACGAGCACGGCCAGACGTGCCGTGGTCCGCTCCTGGTGACGAGCCCGCGCGGCGGTGTGCTCCGCAACTCGAACTGGTCGGACGTCTGGAAGAGCGCGGTCGTCGCGTCCGAGATCGGGCACACCCGGATCCACGACCTCCGGCACACGTACGCGTCGTGGCTGCTGCAGGCCGGCTACTCGCTCGCGAAGGTCGGGCAGCTGCTCGGGCACGTCTCCTCGGCCACCACCCAGCGCTACGCGCACCTCGAGAACACGAACCGCGACGACGTGCTCGGGGCGCTCGGAGCACCGGTCATCCCGGCCAAGCCGAAGAAGAGGCCCGAGGCGGCCGCGCTCGGCGTCGTCGGGGGGGCCTAG